CCCACGCCCCCGCTGTTTCCCTTGTCGTCGGCGGCGGGGGGCGGGGGCGCGGGTGGTGCCCGGGCGCTGTTGTCAGGGTGGGGGCGGCGGTGGGTGGGGTGGTGCCGTGGCCGGTGGCGGGGGGGGCGGGGTCGGCGCGGGGCGGGTGGGGGGGGGGGGGGGGTGGCGGGGGGGGGGGGGGGCGGGGGGGGGGGGGTGGGGGGGGCGGGGGGGGGTGGGGGGGGGGGGGGGGGGGGGGGGGGTGGGGGGGGGTGTGCGGGGGGGGGTAGGGTTGCGCCGGGGTGCTGGCTGCCTCCTGGGTGCCGGCCGGCGGGTGGGCTCCGGCAGGCTGATCCAAGGGGTGGTACCAGCGCGAGTCCTGCGTGCAGTGCGGCGGGTGTCTACCATGGTGGTATTATATCCCCGGTATTTTTTACACCGGTGAAGAAGTAATAAGACCGAGCGTCTTCTCGAAAATACTTGCTTTCTTGGGATTCGCTGGTTTCGGGCGGCGCATGCGCATGCTCTCGTTCTGCCCAGAGCTGCTGAGGTCCACCACATCTGCCATGCTTTGCACGCCCCGCGCATTCCGTGCCTCGCCCAACTTGTGTTCGTGCACGACTTGGGAATGCAGCACCATCCTGGGCGGGAGTACTTCGTATCCGATGCCGCCGCCGCCTCGCGCTCGAAATTCGGCGATGTCCATGCCGCCTCCAAACGCCGCGAGCAGGCAGCGGGGGGGCGACCCGACGATGCGATCCAGCTTTCCGGTCACCCGTTTATGGAACAGCGTCAGCGCGTTTTGGTCGTGGCCGCGGCTCATGTGCGTGGACGCGTAGTCTCGCATGTACCCTTTGACACACCCCCAACTACAGAATATCCCGGTGACCACAAAATGGTTGAGCTTTGCATTGTACGACAGAGGCATAGGCAATGGTTTGCACTCGAATGTGTGGCAGCACATCCAACACAGCGAGGTCGACGCCTCCGGCCACTGTCCGCTCCAATCGATGCCCTTGCGACTGCTGCAGCTCCCGCCGCCCTGGAGACTGCTGCGAAGCGAATAATACGGCGGCGCTTGTAAGAACATGTGTCCACACCACCGGTCTTTACCTTAAGGTGTTTGCATCCCTGGGCAGTCATGGCGGACAAGACATTGGACGATTTGATACTGGAGAGCGCGCGCATCGCGATCCAGCTGCGCAACAAGTTCAAAGAGGAGAAAGACGACCCCACTGCTCGCTTCTTCACGTACGCCCTCCTGCTTCAAGACGAGTGCGTATACGTCGGCTCTTCCAACTCCATCTACATGCGGCTCATGGAGCACATGCACGACCAAGAACGGTCGTCCATCTGGGTGAGGGAGCATGGCCCGGTGATTCGGGTGTTGGAGGTCGTGCGAAATTCCAAGCACGACGACGAGACATACAAGACGCTGGAGTACATGAACTTGTTTGGCTGGCAATCGGTGCGCGGCGCCGGGTGGTGCAAACTGGAACTGCGCGGCCCCCCTGCGGCGTTGCACACATTCGAGCGCGATAGGGCGGACTTCAATTACATGACGCGCAAAGAGATTGACGATGCGCTTGAGATTGCACGGAGTCTCAGCCGGGACATGAACCCCTAGGCTTTCTCGAGTTTCTTGACCGCGGCGCGCACCGACTGTGCTGCCGGGGCAGCCTCCTCATCGATGCTGCCGCTCGTGGTTTGCGTGGGCGGCGGCATGGGCGTGATGTCCGCCATGCGAAGGATGGCGTTCAAATCACGCGTGCGCGCGCGAGTCGTTCGCTCGCTGTAGCCCGCGAAGAGCTGTAACACCAGCGACATCGTCCCCACCGCTCCCGCCCCGAAGGCCAGCCATTTCCCCAAAGATCCTGCTGATACGGTCTCCGAGCTGGACGCGAATGACAGCAGAGTCGCGATGCCCGAGAGCACCTGGGACCCCGCCTCAAAGGTGTTTCGCGACATGTTCCAGCACTGCCGGGATTCGATGAGGTCGTGTGCGCCTTCTTCATACTCGTCATTCAGGAGCTGCCTGATCCGCTTCGACGTTCCGGATTCGAGAGGCATGCGGGTCGTGCCCCGCGGAGCTCTTAAGCTGCTGTAAGAACGATGCCGGCGTGCCAAAATACTTTTTGAGGGCCCGCGACGCCCGCGCATCGGTGTTGAGGAACGCGGCGATCTCGGCTTCCGTGGCGCGATCTTTGAGGAAGTGGACGACGTTGCTCGCGCTGTACCGCCCCCCTGCCTGTCGCGCGGTCGGTTTTCGGGGTTTCGGGAACGCTTTCACATACGCGGGCACCGTGTCCCTGTGCGCCCACCCCATGCACTGCAGCAACGCATCAGCGAGGTCGTCCTTCTTCTTTGCGGCCGCAAAGATCGCGCGCATCGGCTCGGGCTGCGTCTTCACTACGCTCTCCGCGACCCGCACCGCCGTCTTCTTGCGTCCTGCATAGGTCGTGATGTCGCACCCCCCCGGCGGCCAATGCGGTGTCCGCGATGCGAATGCCAACTTGGTTCGCGCATGCATCGACCTGCACTCGACATCCGGTCTCGCCATCGCAAAGTACATTGCCATCCACGTCTCCACGCGCCGCATCGATGGATTCTTGGCCGGCTGGCGCTCCACCACGACCTCGTCAAACTGCACGCCTGCCAGCTCGCGTGTGAGTGCCTCGGCCAACAGCCTGGGATCGTCCGTCGAGACTTCGATGACCGCCCAATGGACGATGACATCTGCCTGCTGGCCAACCTCCAGTACACACAGTGCCATGTTGCGTTTGCCCGGGTCGATGCTCAGGACGCGCACCATACCATGACGGTCATAGAATTCCCGTTAGATGGACGCGATGAACTCCCAGTCCAGCTCCTCGCATATCTTCTTCCACATCGCATCTTGGCCGAACAGCTTCTGTGAAGATTTCAGCAGCGAGAAGTGCTTCAGATAGGAGTCTTCGCCCAATAATTCGCAAAACTTGTACAGCGTGTAACTGTAGCTCATGAAGTTCTTGCGGTCTGGCGTCCGGTGCTTCTCAAACGGTTTTTGGATCATCATGAACATTTTCTTGAGTTTGTCCTCGAGCTCGCTGGGGAAGGACGGCGCGGGGACCCCGTTGAGCAGGGATGTGATGTAATTGACGTGTTCATAGTACTTGGCCATCCCCAGCTTTTTCAAATACGCTTTCACCTTTGTGGGTTTTATGTCTTTGCGGAGGACCGTGCCCTGCTTTTTGAATTCGTTCTTCAGGGCGGTGAGCACGTCTTCCGGGATCTCGGTCTTCTCCTTGGCCTGAATGGAGTTGAGCCATTCCACCATGTGGTTCAGCCGGTCGTACGAAAACACGCTGGTCGACTTTGCGATGACTTCTTCTTCGTAACTTTGATTCCTGGACGACATCTCCATGTAGTACTCGCTGCGCCCGCACGATTCGCATGTCAGGGAGGACTCGGCGGTGTCGAACTTGAGGGAGGCGCCACACGTCGTGCACACGTAGTCGTCGTCGCGGCACGTGGTCATCAGCGCCTCGTAGCTCGAGTCAACCTTGCCTTCCACCTCGTACAAATACCGGCCAAACAGCTCCTTGCCGCGCGACACCGAATTGATCTCGATGATGCTATCGATGACGCCGCGGGGGTGCTCTGTGGCGGGCTGCTCGTGTCCGCCATCACCGAATTCTTCGATGAACGGGACTGTTTTTAGGAGGTACTCTATCTTATCGGACTCAGCTTCGCGCGCCTGCTTTTGTTGGGCGTACATGTCGGGCAGCGCACCGTCGGGATCGCCATCGGCCTCGAGATCGCGGATCCGCGCGGTGATGCCAGGCAGCGAGGCGGCCAGTTCTTCGTAGTCTTGCAGACGCTTGTTCACCAGGGTCTCAAACGTCGTCATGCGTGCGTCCGCGGTGCAGCGTGCTTAAGGTATACTACCTTAAGACCACCGTGGAACGCACCGGGCAGCCATGATTTCGACCGCCCTCGCCTGGATCCACACCGTGCTCTCGACGGCCAAAACATTGGCGATGTTGGTGTACGTGTACTGCGCACACTACTTGAGCAACTTGCGCCCTCCCCCGCCGACGTGGAAAATCACCAGAGCCCTGGTATTTTGTGAAGACGCGGAGCTGCCTGACATCGATTTTGCCGATGTGACCGCGTGGTTTACTCCAGCAACGTGGAAGGAAGACATCGGCGCGACGTTCCCGGGATGGACGCACTGGAAGCTCGAAGTCCGCTACGAGTTCCGTGGAAAACCCTTCCGCGCGGTCGTCCGACAGAACGAGTCGTTTGAGTTCCCCCCGTGTGACGCCGATGATGCCTCGCAGCACCATCACTCCGTGCGAGCGCCGCGCGGGATCCTGGCGGCCCACCTGGTTCCCCGCAAGGAATGCACCGATGCCAAGAGCGTAGACGTCACCAAACGTCTTCAGAAGTACGAGGGTGTTCTCAGGGATTTTGGGGCGCGGAAGCTCAGGTCTCACGACATCTTTCCGTTCGATGACAACGAGTATGCTGCCGAGCGGTTCGACACGCTCCAAATCCTCCGCACCCACCCTGAGAAGATCGTTGCCATGCAGACTGTGGATTTCGCGCGCAACGGTGATGTGAATTAAAGTGTTGGCGGATGGCACACTATGCCCAGCATTCGTGCCATCTGGTTTGTAATATTGGCCACTGCAGCTCTCGTCACCCTCGCAGCGTCGAGCGAAGCTTTCATGCCGGGACCCCAACGCGATTCCGTCCTGGAATGTTACTGGAAACCCGCCCCCCCGCCTATCCCGTACCCTACCCGCCCGGACCCGCGCGGGCTGGACGCCGGTGAAGGCCCCCCTTTCGAAGCGATCGCTTTCGAGACGACCGCTCCGATGAAGCAGTATAAGATTAAACTGACGGACCGGCCCGACCTCAACGGGGAGATCGATCGCAAGGCGTTCAACGAAGTCAGCGAGACCCCGCAGCCAACTCTGGGGGTCCTGGCCGTGCCGCCGACTCCCGCGCCACTGGTGCAGACCTTCACGTCCACCCCCGCCCCGCTGGAGACCTCCACCCCGGCTCCCTTCACGAGCGCGCCTCCCGTCGCGTCTGAAGCCGCTTCGCCCGCGCCAGCAGCTTCCACCTCGCCTACGCAGTAATCATGTTCTTTTCGATATTGCGGATGAAATTCTTTTGTTGGGCGGGCGAGAGCTCCGGGCTGTCGTGACGGACGAGATTCACGAGCGACGCGGGAATGTCGAATGGAATTTGCATGATTTTACGAAGCAAGCGCATCAGCGCCAGAGACCATTTGAACGCGATGACATCCACGACTCGCCATGCCGCCCGCCCATAGATATACAAGACGGTGCCGAGTTGCATAAGGACGACAACAGCGGAGAAATACGCCCCTACGACACCCGTCGATGTAATTGCTGCGAGCGTCGCGTACTGTCGTTTGCGCCATAGCGGGTACAGGACGTTTGTGATGATTCGTCGCATGAATGTGCGCTGATGCGCCACCGCGGACTTGAGCTTCTTTTTTGACGCTGCAGTATGTGGTGCTTGGAGGACGACGGAAATATCTTTTCGGATAAACTTCAACTCGCGTTTGAAATTGCTCACGATGGTATCAATGTTGATGTTCGTGGGGTCGTGCTTCGCTTCGTTCTTGATGATGTTCTCCGCCTTTGCCAATGTGAGTGCTGTCATTGATGATACCTATCATCAACACATTAATTATGAGTTTGGTGGAAGTGGCTGATTTCGCCTGTCGGTGTCGCGCAAAGTCACCGGGAAGCGAGGCGTGCATCGATGAGATCTTCAAGACATCGGTGTTCAGGGATGCCCCGCTGGCAGATCAGCTGGCGCATGTCGATACATTGGTGCACGTAGAAGACATCGACGTCCAGCCTGCGGACATCAACCCCGATGTTCTGTTCATTATTTGTGTCGTCCGCTACGATGGCGCGGACACCCCGATGAACTATGGGATCACTGCGACCAAGGACGACTCTGTGCATGTTCTGTCGAATAAGCTGGCCCAGCGCGTACCGCTGCAACCGGGCGAACGCTTCGTGTTTGGATGGGTCGGAAGGTATGCCCCGTTTTTCGAGCACGGGGGTTTTTTGGACGAAACACTCCCGCCCGGCGGCGATACCCGGTCCACATGCACGCTCGTGGCCTACCTGGTGCCCGACTCGGAGTACTACGCCCTCGTATGCCTTCAAGGAACAATCAATACGCACAAACTGTCCCCGTTCGTGCTGGTCCCCGTGCCCCGCAAGCCCGACGCGCTGACATTCACCGTCCACCCCGCGTCGTTGAGCCTCGAAGACCCCACCCGCCAGGACGCCATCGCGGAAATGATGGCGCTGTCGGCCGCCTTCAGACCGTACTGCCTCACCGATTTCACCACCGGGCCGTTTACGGTGATAAAATCGCGGACTGCGGCCTACCTGAAACACCGCCGCATTCAGGAGTTCCGGCTGACGTTCTTCGACCACGTTGCCACTTCTCTCGACCTCGAAAAGTTCAGGGGGTGCGACAGGTTTGACGAGTCGGCGGCCGCCGAGCGCCTGATCGCGCCCTCCCTCGAATTCGCGCGGGAAGTGGTGCATCGGAAAACGTTGCACTTCGCCCAATGGGAAACCACTAAGTACGTGTTGACCGAGTGGAACTACAACCATCAACATGTATTTTCCATCATTCGTGATGGTGCTCACGTCTCCCTGAGAATCCGTGTGTTTGCCCCGTCGTTCCGGTCATCGTTGCTGGTTCCCTACTCGATGATCGACACAGCAAACTGCACGCGATACGAGATGTCCAGGAAACTTCTGTCTCACAAGATACACGACGATTCTGACGACGTTTTTTTACAGAAACTCACCGCGCAGCCGAGGCCCCTTGCCGCACAACCCCCGGGCATTCGTCTGGCATTACGGGAGTACCAGCTCCAGTCCCTCGGCTTCATGCTGGACATGGAGTCTCGTGCGCATACGGGCGGGATAAAGAGGACGATCTGGACGCCGCTGTGTCCAACAGAAACCGGCCCGCAACTATGGTACAGCCCCATCTACGGCACTCTGGATTGGTACGTCTCCGACTACGACATGCCTGCAGGTGGCATCCTCGCGGATCCCATGGGGTTTGGCAAAACCCTCGAGATTCTGGCACTGTGCGCTGCCAACCCGTGCGTCGTCCAGGAGCCCGACGTGTCCAGGGCGACCCTCATCATGTGCCCCGCCGCGCTCATCGGACAATGGGTCGCGGAAATTCAGCGGACGACTGCTTTCAACGTGTGCGCCTACCACGGCACCACCAAAGCGCGCACGAGCCTCGAGCAGTTGGCCACGGACTTTGATATCGTGCTGATGACCTACCCGACCTACGTCACCAACCAGGGAGCCCTGGGCAATTGCCAGTGGCACCGCGTCGTCATGGACGAAGCGCACACGATGAGCGACACCGTGGCCCAATCCCCGCCAAGATCCAGGCGGCGCTGGTGCGTGTCCGCCACACCGCTCAAGAATCTATCGAGGCAACTCGCGTGCCTGGGCTTCCCCACTCCCATGCGCAACACTGCCCGGTACAATCCCCGTTGCTTGATGACTTTCTACGTTCTGTCGGGCATCATGACCCGGCACTCGTCGAATGCGATGGATACCCTTCCCCCGCTCACAGAGCATGCCTACCCCGTGGATCTCACGCATCCCGAACAACAACTGTACACCCGGGCCAGGGCATCGTCGCGAGCCGCGGTGCAAGCGCATCGGGGCCGCGCATCGATCGTCCTCGCCACCCGCGCGTTGCAAGGCATGCGCAACGTCGCTGCGGGTGGAGAGTATACGGCGCAGAGTCTCGAGCAAGGCGCCGGAGAGACAGACGACGTGACCCCGGACCCGTCGCTCGTCGTGCCCGAAGAGTTTTGCCCCGTGTGCTACGAGCCCCACGAGACGCCCTCTGTGACGACGTGCAACCACTGGTTCTGCAGGGAGTGCATCCAGACGGCGTTGCACATCCGGAAGACGTGCCCCATGTGCCGCCACCCGCAGCGCGTGATGCAACTCCGAGTCGGCGTGCGTCCCGATTACGTGCCAGTGGCAATGGACGGCACGGATCCCGTGGAGTGCCGATCCAAAGTGGACGCTGTTCTGTCGAAGCTCGGGACGAAGACGCTCGTGTTTGGGACAAATGCCACGGCGCTCAAGTACCTGATGCGCCGGTTGGGTCAAGCGGGGGTCGGGTTCGTGACTGTCAATTCTGGGATGACAGTCGCGAAGCGTGCGGCGTGCGTCCGCGCGTTTCAGGAGAACGCATCGATCGGTGTGTTCGTGCTGTCCATCCGCAGTGCCAGCTCGGGCCTGCACCTGGCCGCGGCCGACACGGTGATTTTCATGGACCCGTCATACAACCCCGAGCAGACGCACCAAGCCATAGGGAGGGCGTGGCGGCACGGGCAGACCCGCCCGGTCAACGTGTACCACATGTACACGCGGGGGACGGTGGAGGAACACATTTTCAATCACGTTACAACGACCGGATCCCGCCCGACTGTCAATGCCCTGCTGAGTTTCTTGTAATCACTTCATCTCCCAGCTGACGGCATCCTTGACCGCCTTGGCCGCCGCCTCCCCGGTCAGGCTGAACACCTTGGCCTTCCGCAGCTTCTCGTACATGTCCGCGCGGGCCTCCCCGTTGCTGCGGGGCTCATTGTACTCATTGGTCCCCGCCACGCCCCGCCTCCACTTGTTGTACTTCGCGAGAGTCGCGTCCTCGTCACCCTTGACCGCGAGCTTGATCAGGTTGGTGCACCCACCGTCCTTTCCGTCGAACCCCTGGTTGAGGCTGCAGTCGAGAATTGTCGCGATAGCCAGTGGCGTTGGTTTCTCGATACCGATCTTCTTGAAAGTCTCCATGGTGTTGTAGATATATGCGCCAGTGTCCGACTTGGTCACGAGCTGCGTCCACTGCGCCTGAATCCATTTGGGGTCGTCCGCAATACTCTGGATCTTCTTGATGAGCGTCGCGCAGGCGTCCTTGGACTTGGTGCACCCCGCGGCGAGCGGCATGAGATCCTGCCCGCCCAGAGATTTGTAGATCTTGAACAGCTCCGGTGCGTCCCCGTTGGCGTCCTTGCCGTCGTTGGCGGTCGTCCACCCAACGATGCCCAGCGTGACGCCCCGGTCCTTGAAGTCGTACGATAGCGCGCTGGCGTAGCCAAAGAGCGACTCGCCCTTGTCGGTCAGGAACGTCCCGGCCAGGTCATCGTTGTCCTGCTCGGCCTTGGAGGTCAGGAACCAGATGTTGCGCCACGCCTCGGCGCTCCCGAGACCCGTGTGCTTCTCGAGAACCGCCAGGACTTCGGGGGTGAGGGGGTCGATGCCCTTGCCCTTGGCGCTCCCCGATTCTGGGTGCTCCTTCAGGGTCCGCTTCGCCTCGCCGTTCTTGGCGCGGTGGTCGTTCTCGTGCTTGCGTGCCTTGGTATTTCCGTGACCGTGACCCATTATAGAGCACCAGAACATTTTAGGAACGGGAGTTAACCGCGTCATTTGTGTGTGGCAGTCGCCACGCACAAATGAAATAAGACTACTTTCTACTCGAGGAGGTCGGTCTTGTAGTCGGTCGAGCTGTAGTCCTGGAACCCTTCCTGCTCGTACTCGGCGTAGCCCTCCTTGACGGGCGCTGTGGTCACCACCTCGAAATCGTCGTCGTCGTCCTTGTACCCGGCCGGCACAAAGTCGTCCATGGGCATGGCGGTGACGATCACCTCCCGCTTCGGGGCGGCCATCTTCATCACGACGATCAGCGCGAGCACGACCGCGACGGCGACGGCAATCTTGATGAGGGTTGGCTTCTTGAGCATCATTGTAATAGAAGTGCCAAACATTTTATTTTTTGTTTTTGATCACCTTGGGCTTGATACCCTTGGATTCACAATAGTCTTTGAATTGTTCCTCGGTGAGCGCGGGGCCCAGCTCGTAGGAAATATCCGAGGGCTTGACGTCCAGAGTAGCCCAATCGATCTTCTTGCTTGCCTGGTCACGGCTGTCTTGCGTTGCTTTCCATGCTTGGTAGGCTTGAGACTCCATGTGAAGGGCCAACACAAAATTTATACGATTGGAACGTGCAGGTCGTTGTCCTTGAGGACGGTCTGGGCGATGCCGTAATCTTGGAAGCGGTTCTCGGTCTCGAGCTTGTTGTTGGCAGCCGTGGAGACGCCCGACCCAGCCTGGTTCATGTACATCCTCGACGCGGCCCCGTGGCTCTGGCGCTGCCCTGGGTTTGCGTCCACGCGCACGCGCACCTCGCCCACCGACCGGCGCACCAGGACGTCGTCCATGCCCCCATGGGTGCGGCGGAAGGCCTCGGTGCGCTCGGGGGGGGTCACATACGTGTTGGTGCTGTACGTTCCGCGCTTCGCCTGCTTGAGCAGCTGGCGGTCGGTGCACTGCACGGTCGGCCCGGTGACCGTCGCGGGCCCCGCGGCAGCGTAGCCGTTGCCCTGGTCGTGGAGCTGCTCCCGGAGCGTGGGCTGGGGAACGTCACGCGGCGCGACGGCCCCCGTGGGCACGTGATGGCCCAAGATACCGTTGTAGTCCTGGTATTTGGCCAGGTCACGCTTGGTGGCTTGCATGAGAAACGAGCTCGGTGCTTGGTGGCGGCGCTGATCGCCCTTGAACCCCGCACCCCCCGTGCCTTGGTCAGACTCGCGCTGCTGCGATTCGAACCGCGCCGAGTCGTACACCCCTCCGGTGAACGCTCCCATCCCCGCGCGCGCCCCGGTGACGTTGGTCAGGGGCAGTTGCCGCCCCTCGTCGTTCTTGGAGCGGTCCCACGCCCCCGCCTGGACGTTCTGGCCCTTCGTGCCAGCGACCCCGAAGTACTCGTGAGTGCTGTCGTAATGGCAGCCCTTGACACCGGTCTGGGGCCGGATGGCTTGGCCCGTCGCCGCCGCCCTGCCCTTCTCGAGGGGGCGCCGCTCCATGTCGTAGAACCGGGACACGCCCTTGGAATAATGCTTGGGGTCGACTTCGCGCGCGGTCACCGTGCTTGACCCAGGGTTGATACGCCCAGGTAGGATGTTCTGTTTGTAGGCCCACGCATCGACCGGCATCACGCGGTATTGCGAGTGGAAGCCGTCAGTCGCGACGGTGCCCGCCCCCACGCCGATTCCGGGCCCCACGCGGACTTGCTGGAACGGAAGCGTGTTGCTCTGGACCGCCGAGATGGCCGACGTGAGTCGCTGGGTCTCGTAGTTGGAAGCGTTCCCCGAAGACCCCCCTGACGTCACGGGCTGCGATGCCGGTGCGAAGCGCGCTCCCGATTCCGTCTTGGGTTGCCACACCCCGGTCTTGGACCCCTCGAGCGTCGCGACGCCCGTGTACAGCTCCATGCGGCGCTGCTTGACCTCGTCGTTTGTCGATTGTTTCGCGTAACTCGAGAAGAAGGGCGCGTTGCGGTCCACGATGCCGCTCGCCCTGGGATCCCGCGCCGCATCCCACCGCTCTTGCGCGAGACGTTCCTGGCGCGCGAGGAGGACCCCCGAGTCTGCCGGGGTATCGGGGAAGGGGTAGGCGCCCGGGACGCCCACGCTGATATCCCGAGGGCCGTCGACGAGTTTCTTTCGCGAAGTCCCCTTGGACATGGCATAGCCGAGCGCGAGCACGCTACCGCCAATGAGAAGTTCCATTACACTCACTGAAGAATTTAAATTTCGCTCGCGCACGTCTTGTCCTTCACACACGCCATGGGTGACTCACCCAGTGGTTTCCCGCACAACATCGCGGGTTCTTCGTCATGGGTGTACACCCCCACGGCCTCTGCCATTTCCAGCAGATATTTCATGTTGGTCCAGAACGCCGCGGTGTGCCCATACTCGGGCGTCGCAACGTGCGCCAGTTCGTGAAGGAGTACGTACATGCACGCATTCACCCGCGCCAACTCCCCTGATTTCTCTCGGACACACAGGTGAATGCCAGTTTTGCCGAGGCTGTACGCGACGTTGTGCGCCGGGTTCTCGACCTCCGATAGTTCGCCCGTCCACCGCTTCTCGATGCGCCGCAGCCGGGGGTCCTGGGGGTCGCGCTGCCTCGCGAGCACGATGAACCGTTTCACGCGCTCGGTCAACGCCTCAAGATGGTCGCACACCCTGCGATTGTCATGCAGGTTCTTGACGAAATACATATTTCCCGTTGCGCTGCGCGCGTACACCATGCTCTCCGGTTTCCACATGATGTACGCCGCACAGCCCACCGCCGCCAGCATGTGCACCGTGCGATCGTCGAGCATTACAGTCCCCAGAGAGTTTTTATGTTGACGAGCGGTAGGATGGATCTGGCGCTGAAGCGATCGACGCTGGACGAGGTCACGCGAGCGCTGCGCACCGAAAAAATGACCGCTGCGCTCGCACGTCTGCCACCCTCTAAGGAACGCATCGCCCGCATGAAGGTGCTTGCGGAGCAGGTTCGCGGTCTGCAGCGTGTCGTGCGTGTTGGTGCTGCCGCCATGGGAGAGCGCCAGAAGGCTGAGGCGATGCGCGCGCGGGCCACTTCAGCGCGCGCGCGGGCCCTGCGCCAGTTCCAAACCCGCAAAGCCTACCTGCAGTCGCGCGCCGCCCGGACCGTGAAGATGTTCAGAGCCCGGATCGAAGCGGCGAGGACCGTCCAGCGCGTGACGGCCGAGAAAAAGACGCCGGGGTACAAGCTCGTGAAAAAGAGCAGGGTCATGCGTCATTTCCTGCCGGGGTGGGCGCGGCGCGGGGGGAGTCCCGTGGAACTCGCGGCGCTCGCGGAGCTGACGAAGAAACGGTGATTAATATGTTGGGGAATAGCACCATAATGCCGCCGAAAAAGCGCGTCACGTTCGAAAATCCACGCTCCAACCGTGAGCTGCAAAACGAGCTTCGTTGGGGGAATATCCTCGCAGGCAGAGTGGCACGAGAATTTCCTGGAAGGAAGAGAGACTTGGGACCAACGAGGAGAAGGGGGAGGAGATATGCAACCGGTTCCAAGGAGCTCGAGACGCGCATCCGCGATAAACAAGTAAACGATACGAAGAAGTTGAACGAAACGTTCAAGTACATGCGACAACATTACAACGCGCTGAAGAAAATATACGCAAACTTTGGCGGCTACTTCCCCAGTTGGAATACTGTCCTCGGGTGGCAATCGAAAGGAAGTAGTAACCCACGACGAGGCCTCGATGCAGAAGACATCATGACAGAGACTGTACACAATTGGACGGTCGAGTCAATGAAGCGAGGATACCTCACCCAAAAATCCAAACACCTCAGGAACAAGCTGCCTTTCCCGTCATTCAAAATATGGAAAACGGTAGTCATTGGCGCTCCGAATGATACGGTTCGCGAACAACGCGTTGACGCCTGGGCGCGTAGTCAGAAGTTGTTTGGTATATTCGTAAAGCTCGTGGGGCTCATATCCGTTGGCGGCCAGGTGCGTCTCCGGTACACACAGCAAAGGAAGGAGTGGACGAACAAAAACCACCCTGACGGCGTGAGGACGTTGACGGTCGCCCGCACTCCTGACGGGTACACATACCAAGAACAAGAACTCTATGGCGTTGTCCCCCGGTTGACAAAGACTCGGCTGGACTGGTACACTACAAGGTTCGCGGCAGCGGTGGCGGGGGGTCGCGTCACGGTTGTGGGTATTAAGTAGACCTTTTTCAAAACGGTATAACATTTTCATAAAGGTTTTCAGCGGGTGTTGGTCGGGGGGAGGCCGATGTTATCGAGGTCGGAGAAATCGTTGGGAGCGTTCCCGAGGTTGAGTGGCCGGTTATTCGCGGAAGGAGCAGCAATGGCAGCGGCGGTGGCGGTAACGGCGGCAGGCGCAGAGGCGTTCTTACCGGAAAACGATTTCCACGCATAGTACCCGGCAATCCCGACGGCCACGACCACCACCAGCGTGATCACGGTATTCTGCCACGACCATCCGGGCTGCTCGAGCGCCGTATCGTTCACCACGACGGTCTCGGGCGCGGGCGAGAACGCCTGGGGGACCGGCGCGGCCGTCGCGGGCGCGGCGGTCGTGGGCGCGGGACTCGCGGGGCCCAGCAGCAAGGGATCGATGGCGCCGCCGACCAGGAGATCTGGGGCGACGGGGTACGGGAATTGCGGGTACCGCTTGCGCTCGTCCTCGACGGTGACGTTCAGGTTGATTGGCAGTTGGGTGGGCGCGGTGGTGGGCGGCACGGTCGCTGCTTGCGTGGGTGCCATGGTGGGTGCGACGGTGGGCGGCGGCGACGTGGGCAGCATGTGGCGCACGGTATTTTCGTCGGCCATGCCGCCTCCGCCCTGCCAGTTGATGGGCTTGTTGATCCAACTCATCACGATACATTCTCGCAAGAAAAAGAATCTTACGATGGGAACGCCATGCCGCCAAGACCACCTTCGATCCGCAGGAAGTTGATGGCCACGGAGTATATTCGCACGCGATCGAATGCCGCGCCGCTGCCGAGCATCTCGTTTCCGGCCAGTTCGCTTGCAGCAGTGGCTGCGGCCTTCACTTTCTTGAATGTTTGGCTGAGCACCGCAGTGGAAATTCTGGAGAAATTGCACGATCCGCTGGGGGAGTCGCGGTCCCTGGGGTCGAGCGCGAACGAAAAGAAATGGATGCCCGCACACGGACAGCCCTTGGTGTACACGTACGGCTGCAGCGCATTGAAATAACTCGCTGGCATGCGACTCGTGCGTTCGTGGCCGTTCAGCGTGAGCAGCGCGGTGTGCAGCGGGTCCATGGCGTCCGCGAGGTCCCCGGGCGGTCCAGTCGAGTACGTGCCGAACGTATCGTGCGGCGAGACCGTCCATACCATATACTTCACCGGGTTGCGCGCGTACAGCACCGTGTTCAGCGTCGGCTGCATGGACTCCGACATCGTCACCCGGTCTTCCTCGATCTGCACTTGTTCGACCAGCAACAGCTGGGGGTTCTGCGTGAGTTGCACCCGCTGCTCGTCTGCAAGGTAGACGAAGTCCGCCCATACCTTGATCTCAGGCTTCCACGAGGGGTCGATGCCACGCACCGCCTTTGCGAAGGTGAACTGCAGCTCCACCGCGTGAAATTGGAGACTTATCAGGGGCAGGGCCTTGGCGCGCTCGCTGAAGAAAAATGGGAGTTCCACCCAGAACGATTTGGTGGCGCCATCCGGCTCTCCGTCTGCGAAATCAGTGAGCCTCCGGTGTGCAATGCGGTCGTCGGCCGAATCGAACAGTTCTCCGCGGATTCGCATCCAGTCGTTGGTGATCGTATCGATCGTCTGTGACCCAATGTAGAGTTTCGTCTCTTGCAACAGTTCTTGCGCGGGGTAGTAGGTGGTGCCCTGCTTTTTCAGCGACACTTGAACGTACACCTTGGACAGCATGTCGCCCTTGCGTGGAATCGTGATGCGCATGGATTCGCCAAACACGCCGTCCATCGCAGGCACGTCGCATTCCACCGTCTGGATCGCAAACGGCGCGTGTTTGCGGTAGACCGTGTGGAACAAGCTTGTTTGGTCCATCAACAACGCGTCTTGGCTTCCCTGGGCGACGATCTGCAGCAGGGACCCGCTCATCTGGCATCCCCCAACACATTTATTATTGCTTCCAAGCGCTCCACGCGGCGTTGCAGTTGGCGGTGGGAAGCCAGCAACGCGGCCACCAACGCGTCGTAATCGATGCTCATGATATCGGTGGCGTGCGTGCCAAGCACAAATATATCCGGGTCGTCGCACTCGATCTCGAATGTATCTGATGTCGTCTGTCCCACGGTGACAATACACGACTTTTCGCGGGTGAAGTACTTCACGGTGTCCCCCGGACGCATGCCGTGGCCATCCAGAGTGTACGTGTTGGGCGCAGTGAGTCGGGCTGTCGCGTATACATTCGGTAAAAAATCGGCGTGGCGCGTGACCGCATACTCCGCAAGCTCCGGGACCGCGGCGACGTCTTGCGCTATCAGCCCCAGCCGCCTGGCAGAGCCCTTGGCAATCTCGTCTTTGTACGCCCACGACTTGACGGGGATGCGCGAGAGGGCATCGCTCACCGCATCAATGTCCACGTCGCAAACCCCGGTTTTGATGCGTGCATCCGAGACAGCAACGAATTGCGCCGCCTGCACCGCGCCATTCGTCGCGGCAATGCTGACGTTCAGTGGCCCCGTGGTGTCGCCCGTCCGCACCCCGCCATCGCCATCCCGCACAAAATATGCGTACGCGCTTGCTGCAGCGCTGGCGACCCCGGCGACTGCCAGCGACCCCTCCAAACTAAGACCGTTTATCGACAGGTTGGTGGCAGGCGTGAGCGTCGGTTGCTTGGAGTTGAGCTGGGTCTGCACGGAGCTGGTGACACCTGCGAGGTGCCCGAGCTGTACAGGCGTGACGGCGGAGCTCGCCAGGTGCCCTAAAGGACCAATGTACGGGACGGTACTGGCGCCCAGACTCGCCAACACGATATCCCCGATGACGCTCGCGTTGCCTTGAAATTGTACAGAGGATGACACCGTGAGGACGTTTGCCGTATTGTACGTCATAGTGCAGATATCGTTGTGCCCCCGCACTTGGAGGAGGTTCGATATCATGTATGAGTACAACAGATTTTAAAGCATGCAAATTACCTCAGACCTTCGCGACGGGCACGATAAACCAGCCACGCATTTGCTGGTCAAGGGCCAGCTGCATGGTGCGGTCCACCGAGAGCGACAGCCCGTTGTTACACCCTGGGACGACGGTGAAGGCGCCCCGTTCAATGCGCGATTGGATGAACCGCCATGGCACGACGCTCGACACGCTCTCCGGGGCCTCGAGTCGCGTGCAATCGTTCGAGTACGTCACAAACTTGCCCGCGCCCTGCGCGCTGCGAATGGACCCCGCCGCGTCAATCGCAAACACTTGGGAGAGATCTTGGGAGACGAAGTCGGCGAGCACGGGGCCCGCGTTGGTCACCGCCAAGACTTTGAGGATCCCGGCTTGCGTCCATGCGTCCGCGTAGACCAGAATGACCAGCGTGTTCGGGAACGTCAGGTACCCGGGGAGCGGGGGCGGGCCGGGCGTGGGCCGGGCAGTGGGCGGTGCATACCCCTTGATCAGCCAGAGGTACGACGCCATCGTCAGCCTGCCAGGGGGGTCGGTGAACAGTGCGAGCGTGCCATTGGGTTGCGTGCCCAAGAACCGAACCCGGCCATCGTAACACGCGCCTGCACCCGACTGGTCGATGGTCCCGATGATCACCGCATCAGGGTTCTCAGACGTCGAAAAAATCCTGAACGAACTCCGCGCCCCCGACACCCCGTTCCATACCACGGCACGATCGCACTCCGTCCCCGGCCCCGCAGCGAGCGCGGGACCGGTGGCGCTGCCGAACCTGAGCACCACCGAGTTTTGTTCTCCCGGGCTCAGGTACCACGGGGCCTCGGCCGTGTCCAGGACCACGGAGCCCGCGCTGCCCCCGCCGGGCCCCGCGCGCATCTGCACGAAACTGCCGCGGAGCCTGGCGGATTCGATGACGGCCACGGACGGCACGTTGAGCGCAGGCGTCAATGTGATGGGGATCGGGGTGCCCGATGGAGTCGGGGCGAATGTGGACGGGGTGGGCGTGGCCGTTGGAGGCGCCGAGGTGGTGACTGCGGCAAGAGTCCACATGAACGAGCGCGCGGTGTTGGCAGTGGGCATTGTCGGCGTGAGCACGACCTCCCCAGTGTCCTTCACCGCAATAAAGCGCGTCAGTGCATCCTCGCAATCGCTGGTGCCAAGGACCACCGACCCCGGGTAGCCATCGAGTGCATACGGCACGAATTGTGCGGGGTACTCGTTGGAGGCAAGCAAAAATGTGCACCCCGGACCCAAGGACAACGCGCGACCGTCCATGGTTTTGAACACGACCGTGCCGCGGACGTTCCCTAGGGAGAGGGACCACGTCGTCGGCAAAGTGTCCAGCCCGACCATGCCGCTCGTGCCGTTGACGCCAGTCCGCAAGAACGTCCCGGGGTATTTCAGGGATTGCATGTCCGCTGTCTGCGGGAGCTTCGGGGCGGGTTTGAGCTGGAGCGCGGCAGGGGGCGCGGTGGTGGGGGGCGAGGTGGTGGGGGGAGCGGTGGTGGGGGGCGATGTGGTGGGGGGAGCGGTGGTGGGGGGAGAGGGGGTGGGGGGCGAGGGGGTGGGTGAGGAGGAGGGCGTGGGTGAGAGGGAGGGTGTGGGCGAGGAGGAGGGCGGGGGCGAGAGGGCGGGGGGGGG